GCCTGTTTCGGTTTCACTTACTTTGTAACGCGGTAACGGCACTAAACCTTCGTCGGTGATCTCCGCTTGACCGCCACCAATACCACGCGCACCGCGCACCTGCGTCTGTCCGGCAATCGTCTCCGACAACTCGGCCTCGCGTTTCTCCAGCTCTCGCGCTTTGAGGCGCGCGCGACCTAACTCGGTCGTGAGCGATGAACCAATGCCGGTGTCTTCTGGCGCGGGGAGCAAGCCAAGCCGACGCAGCGCACCTCGCGCTTGCTCGGTTAGTGGACCCATGCCAGCGACCTGCACCTCTTCCATAGGCGTATCTGTTGCGTCGTCGTCCAGCGTGAGGATTTCCTCTTCTGTCATCGACATCGCCTTGCTTGGCAAATTTATGCGCGGTGTTTGCATGCTGTACCCAATAAAAAAGGCGTCTAAAAAAACGCCTTGTTAAGTTCGTGTGTTGTTCGTTTATTCTGTTGGCTCTGTAAATAAATCGCCTTGCGAAGACGGCGGTCTGATCAAAGCCTCTTTTGTCGTAAAGTTTTTATTTCGGCCTTTATTGGGCACAAATCCATGCCGTTTATACCATTTGGAAAGACGAGATTTATTTGCACCAAATGCATCACTCGGTGTGAGCGCCAGCGACACGTTTTCTGCGTCAGCTTGCTTTATAAGCTCTAATAATTTTTGTTCTGCAAAACCTTGGCCTCGCAACTCTTCCGGCGTTGTTATTCTGCTTATTTCAATAACGTCGCCAATTCTGCGCGTATCGACAGTCGCTGAAGGTTGGTTTTCGTCTAAACCAATTTTATCAGTCGGGCCAATGCCGCTGCGCAATACCGCGCCGCCGTCCAAGTCGCCATATACAGCCCGATTGAAAGCGTCGCGCGCTGCGCCGACAACAGGACGCGCTTGTGTAGCTGCAGCCGTCAAACCTGACCCCAACGCGTAACCCAGCGCGGCGCTTTGGCCTATGCTGTCATAGTCTGGCTGAAACGTGCGTTCTTCCCCAGGGTAATCCATGTCACGCAGCTCGTCATCAGACGGCGGCTGAAACCGCATGCGCTGTTGCACATAGTCGGACCAAGCGGCATAGGCAGAGCCTTCCGCACCGATTACACTAGAGCCAAGAGCAATTTGCATGAGACGCTTTTTCATTGCGCCCTTGCCGCCAGCTTTTATCAATTCACCGACAATCTTCAAATTACCGAGACCGACCGCATTCGGCGGATCGATAGCGGCGTTCTTCAAAAACCGAAACGTGCCGGGCCAAGAAACGTCAGGCGTCCGGTCATACATTTCCAACAGCGCCGCTGTCGCCAACGCCACCTCTTGCGGCATCTCATCAGCTTTAGAAAATTCTATCGTGCTGCCTGTAAAATTGTGCGTTAGATACCCGGCGTACTCGATACCGTATTCTGATATCTCATTGGCATCATGCGCCATCGCACGTTTGCGATCTGTCATCGCTGCACCACTCGGGTCAACCGGACCAGCAAGAATAGAAAGCGTTCTATCGCGCAGATCAGCCGGTCGATCATCATACGCGTTAATCTTTTCACGATAGTCGTGTACGATCTTGCTGGCCTCGTACCAGTTGCCGTCGCTTTCCAGCGTGCTATCCGTATAGGACATTTCATCGATGCCTATCGGTGGCGCATCGAGGCCAAAAGCGATCTCTGGATCGATCTCCGCTTCGTGAAGCTGTTGCGCAACTCTGCTCTGCATGAACTCACGACGCTCTTCGTTCTCGGCCATTTTATCAGTAAGCGACTGCGGCTTTTCGGGAGCATACGGGTTGCTCTCCATCATCGATGTCGAACCGATAATCATCAGTTGCCTCTATTTTCGTTTGGGCTTTGGGAGTTATCGCCGCCGCCGTCTAAATTTCGCGGATCAACGTAACCGTCATCTGCCGCTTTTTTTAACGTCGTGATAATTTGCTCTATGCGACGTTCTAAGGTGAACAACTGCCGCACTGTCATGCGATCTTTTTTCGTTAGGCGTTTTTCTTTATCTTTCAAACGCTGCTGTTCGCCGAGCTGTTGCGGCGTCATGCGATCAGAAGGTATTGCATCTTCGGGAGTCGGTAGAGCGCCATCTATTTCGAGATCGTATTTAGCCTCGATGCCAGAAATCTGGTTTCTAAGATACCGAAGCATTTTGGTTTGGGTATCACTGATGAATTCGTCATTCTTCTGTTTTTTCTTGCGCAAATCAGTTTCATCATCGCCGGGCAGCTGTATTTTGTTTTGAGTGCCAAATGAGAATAAATTGTAAAGCTGCGGCGGCAGCGACTGCACAAGCGCCGTCACGTTTTCTATTGTCTTCGCCTTTCCACGCTCGATAGCGTTTACATAAGCGACGCCGGGCAAAACGCCGCGCTGCAATTGATCGTTATAAAAGTTAATAATCTCAGCCTCGCGCAGCGTTTCGTCGGTACGACTTGATTGAAAGCGCGTTGCGTTAGCACCTAGTGCCTGCTTCAAAGCATTCCTATATCGCTTTCGCTCTAACGCGTCAGGCGTTTTCGTTTTTAAACCATCGATCTGTTTTCGTATTTCCTGCGCTGCCAAACCGCCGAGCTGGCCGTCCAAATTATAATCGGTAACGTCTTCACGTATCGCCTCCAGGTCTTCGTCTGTAACAGCTTCATCGACTTGATCGAGCAGGTCTTTATACAGCTTCGGATTGTAGATCGTATCCTCGCCGCGCATCATCTTGCGCAAGCTGTCACGCATCGGTTTTGTGACTGAACGCAGACCGCTAATGTCTGCTTCTGTAACAGGGTTAACCGGAGTGCCTTGGCCGTCACTTAAAACATACTGTCGATAATCCAGTATTCGTTTTTGCAAGCTTTCGTAGGTTGCGAGCTGTGTGTCTTTCCTCACTTTTTCGTTGCGCGCGGTTTCCGTGCTAATACGGTTTGCGTAGCTAGTGCCAGCGCGTTCGCTTTGATTGGCTACGAACTTCTGCAGCTTGATGCGGTCGTCTTGTTCTAAATTTCTGAACTGCGCGTTGTCGTTTAGCCTTATGAATAAATTGTCATAAGCTCTTTCTTGCTGGCTATCGTCCATACGTTCGATAGAAACGATTTCCTGCCTGACTAAATCTTGGTCGGTGCCTGACAGAAACTTCTGCACGCGCGCATTGATGTTTACTTCTGTCTCGAATTGGTTTGCACCGTCTTGGCGTATTCTATCGACGTGCTTATTGATCTGCTGCTGCCTCGGCAAACCCTTCAATGTGCCAACGTGCCGACGCATCGAGACATCTGATTGATTCATTGTGGCGCGATGGCGATCCAGATAACGCGTGCGATACGTTGCGCTAAGACCGGGCAGCGCCGACCGCATTGTCGCCTGCGCAGATGCTGTGAAACGACGGCGCACATCTCTGTCCGGTATGCGCGCGGCTTGCCTGCTTATCTCGTTAGCTAATGACCGTTGCACACGGGATACGTGTTGTTGCTGTGTTTCGGCTGGACCGTCGACCATGAGCCGCAGCGCATTTGGATAGTCCGAAGGCAAGTTTGGATTTGCTGGCACTTTTTGTGACTGACCGACTGGCCCGGTCAACGCCTCTTGCTGCGTTTTAAAAACAAAGTCCGCAAATTTAGCTTCTTCAGCTGCCTGCAGCGTCGCGTTTTCCTGCTTTGCTTCAGTGACGGCAATATCGCCAAGCGCACGACCGGCACCGGCAATCGCGCCGCCCAACTCAAATGCAGCATTTGCTGGCGCAGCATAATCACTCGGCGATGCAAAGGCAGACAACGGTCGCGCACCGCTGTCGCGCGTCATCTGCGTCTGTCTTCGATATAACGGTATCTTCATTACGCGCCTGCCAGCATGTATCCGGTACGTGCCATGTTCTGCATGCCTTGGATCATTGCCGTCTGTGCGCGGATCGCGCCGGTCTGTATCGCAAGTTGACCTTGGTTGCGGAACAGATTTGCACGCAGCCTTTCATTCACGCCTTGCTCGCGTAGCGCGAGCGCCTGCGCGTCTGCGTTCATGCGGCGCACCTGTATTTCCTCGTCTGCCTCGCGCGCATTAGCGATCTGTATTTCACGCGGCGTGCCGGTATCGCTGCGGAAACCTGCAGCTCGATAGCGTGCGCCGACAGCGGCGTTCAGCCGCTCGAAGTCGTCACGGAAGTCGACGATGTCGATCTCGCTGACCAGCTTGCTGAAGTCCGCGCGTATCTCTGCAGCTTTGGCGTTTCGCTCGGATATCTTAGCGTTATATTCTGCGACGCGTTGCTGCGCAGCGGCTGCGGCTTTTGCAGCGCGCTTCTGGTACATCATGCCGAACGCTTGCAGGCCAATCGAGCCGCCAGCTAATGCAGTACTTGGTTCCATTAACGTACCCTCGCATAGATAATATGATCAGCGCCGTCAGGTCCGTAGCCCCGCAGCACGCCTTCGTTTTGAAAACCGAGCCATTCAAGAAAACGACGACCGCGCGTGAAGTCTGCATGCGTGGTCGCCTGCACACGTCGAAAGCCCTCGCGCTCGCTAACCTCATCGAGGAACGACCGTACCGCTTTCACCGCTTTGCGCGGCTTTGCCAGCAAGCGGCTGCTCGGCAGCAGCCACGCCTCGCCAACGCCGTGCCAGACTTTGTA